ATAATGGGGAAAATGGTTAGATTAGGTCACAAAGTATTTACAAAGTTTCATTGGTTTAATAATTTAAAAACTATCGGCTAATAATGGGGAAAATGGTTAGATTAGGTCACAAAGTATTTACAAAGTTTCATTGGTTTAATAATTTAAAAACTATCGGCTAATAATGGGGAAAATGGTTAGATTAGGTCACAAAGTATTTACAAAGTTTCATTGGTTTAATAATTTAATTGTCATTGCCAACAAATCTAATTCATCCAATTTGTACCGGGAATAAAATCCCTTTGTACCCAATCCGTGAAGCCCTGACGCGCCTTGGTGGTGCTCAGGGCATAACGGTACGCCTAGCCAGTGCTGCGCCCTCTGGCTCATGCCTTGACCCGCTCTTACATGGTGTATTTGTGCGGGAGTTTGCCCAAATCCTAAATGATGGCAAAGGATACAGCCAAGCCCTGCAACCTTTCCAAGATATTGGGATTCTTTAACTTTCATTTTTAATGTTAGACCAAATCACTCCGTGGTCTGCCCCAAAAGCAAAAATCAGTTCGCACAATTCTGCAAATTCTTTTTTTGTCATCTCGCTAGTATCTTTTCCCATAACCACAAAACCATCTCCAGAAATACTTGGCACTACTTCCTGACCTTCAAGGCCTGCGGACATAACGTGTTTCCATTGCTTTGATGTAAGTTTTTTACCGTACCATTCCACTTGCTCGGATAGGTCATCAAGTAAAGCCCACATCAAGCGGTTTTGTGCATCCGTTCTCTTGGGCGGTCTGATTTCCACCCAGTAGTTTTCAGGGGCGACCCTCACGGCAGCTTCGCACCGTTCTCGCGCTATATCATGTGCCAAGATAAACCGTTGCGTCATAGTTCCCTCACTTCAATCCCGTGGCAAGCGAGCATAAGCCTCTTTTTTAACTTGAACATTTCATATGGTGTGCCGGATTTCATTCCTTTTACATCTTCAATAATGAGTTGATCTTTTTCAGTATATTGAAAGTCAGCGATATATTTACAGATTGGGACACCGTTCACGCTTAACTTAAAAGTTGTTTGGCGTTCTAAAAATTCTATTTGAGCCGCTTTTAACAAAAGTTTTAATTCAAGCCATCGCTTGTATTCTTTTTGACTATGGAAAAAACCATCAGGCGTATGTAATCCTTTTGCATGGTATTTATTCACTTAACATAACCTTTTAATTTTACATCAATCATTAAGCCCTCAATTTTAACTGCTGCGCCTTTTGCTATTTTGTTGTTTATCCTGACGCGCAAATCATCGCTATCATATGGGATAGGGTCATCAACCACACCATCTTTTATAATTGCCCTCTCGCCTTCTCTTTCAATCAATTTTACTGGCAAATTAGACAATTCAATTTTTTCTTTTGAATTTAAGAATGGGTAAACATACGCCATTAACTCCCGTGAGAATTGCATTTTTCCTCCAAGTATTTAATCAGTTGGTCTAGCCATAAGGTTTGATAATGTTGGATTTCGTGAAAACTAAATTCAACGCCTTCATTATTATCTTCTAGCCATGACGCGAAAGATTTTTCCTCTAACATATCAAAAATCCACCAGTAAAGAATTTTTTTTTCTTTCCAAGGATATTTAACCCAAATCACGGCAGAGAAAAGATTAAAAAACTTGTTACCGGGCAAAAATTTGCCGCGCCCATCCCACAAATGATCTTTAGCGTCTTGCAATATCTCAACGTAGGTCTGATAGTCTTTCATATTTTCCCTTTTAATTCGCTATCACTCATTTGACTCCATCAGTAATATTTTTATAATGCTTCCGCAAAGTGTCCAAAATCTTCTTTTCTTCTATTTCTAATTCAGCTTCTGGTTGACTAGGCTCTTGCCCCAATTTCGCCTTAAAATTTCCAACAATGCGATTACCAATTTGGATACGCAATTTTTGAACATCATACGCGCCACGAACTAAAGTCTTTATGTTTGACATAATTTTCTCCTAAAATGGAATATCAGAATCATCACCAGAAGCCTGCGCTTTATGGTCTGCGGGTTTTTCCACCTTGTTTAAGAACTGGATTTTATCCGCAATGATTTTAGTGGAGTATTGGTCAAACCCTTCTTTGTTTTTCCACTTGTCTGTTTGTAAACGACCAGAAACAAATATCAAAGAACCTTTTGAAAGATAATCGCGTGTCAGGTCAGCAAGTTTTCCAAAGGCGGTAATGTTCACCCATTCCGTGCCTTCTGCTTCTTTTGATTTCCAGTCGCAAGCGATTGAAAAATTAGTAACAGAAGCACCAGTTGATAGCAGACGAGATTCTGGTTCTTTCCCAAGACGACCTATAAAATTACATTGGTTTAACGAGTTCATAGCATAGTCCTCATAATAGATAATGCGTCTTCCACATCGGAATCAAATTTAATAACCGCTTCCCTTATTTCGTTGATGCGCTTTTCGTCCCATTCCAATCGGATAATAATACCCTGCAAATTAGCAGGAAACTCTGGGTTAAAAGATACAAAGTCATTCCACTTGCGACCAAGACAATCCATTTGCCAAAACATTTGCAATTGATATTTGGCAGGTATCTCACGGTTTTTAAATGTAGCAAAATGAGTTTTTTTAATGGGACATTTAATCTCAATCAAACCATCACCCACTAATCCGTCAGGGCTTGCGCCTGATCGTTCTATTGTTGGATGCTTAATCAAACCCACTTCTTCCACCAAGTTACCAGTGGCGGCTTCGTACCATTGTCTTGCAAGCGGTTCGCGTTCCACACCATCTTCAATGGCTTGGTTAGTAAAACTTTCATCATTGGGCGTTCCCGTCAGCCTTTGCAAAGCTAAGTCTACGAGGTAATTTTCACGTGACGCAGAAGGTCCTGATTTGGTCGTAGCCATAAGGTCGGCTATTTTTGATGCAGTTATCAGACCGCAACGCGCCTGAAACCACTCTGGAGTTTTTTGTTCCATTAGATTTCTTCCTCTGTCGCTGAATCGTCAGCCGCTTTAGCGGTTGCTTTCAAAATATCAGCAACATCCATCCACAACTTAACTTTCATTGGGGACTTTGGTATATCTTTTTGTGCTTTTTGCAGCGCAGCAAGCCCCAACTTCGCAGCGTTCTCTAAATTCGGAAGATGCTCCTTTATAAAAGACTCAAATTCCTTGTCTGTTTTTTCTTCTTCCACTTTAACTTCAGGCGTTTTCGTATCGTCTCGAGGCAAGTCCTCGCCAGAGTAGATATACAAAGCAATACCTGTAAGCGCAATAGCCTTTACCAAACACCTTTGCATGGCGGTGTTCATGGCAAACGAATCAGGGTCAGGTACGGCTCGGTTCTTATAGTCCATTACGGGCAATTGAGCGGTCATGGGTTTACCAAAAGCCGTTACGGTACAAAACACCATTACAGTGCCACCACCGTAAATTTTGGGTTCTGGGTAAACCCAGTTTGCGTCAGGGTCTTCGCGCAACAGTTGGTCAACAGCCCACGCCCATGACAAATAAGATAGACCGCCTTTTTTCTCAATGTGTTCGTTTACATTGATGGCTGCTAATCGTTCAAAATGGCTCGGTTCTTTCATAATTTTCTCCAGAATCAAATAGTTATAAAGGTATTGCAAAAACACCTGCTTCGGACTACTCTTGAGCCTTGAGTGTCTACTTCGTTCTGCAATCTGTCAAGGGGCTTGACGAAATATTTTTCGGGGCGTATGTTTGCTTTTAAGGAGGTACTATGAACAACGTCCACAACCAGATAAGCCGCGAATCTTCCTTACCCCGTTTAAGAAGAATTCTAAAACTTCGTAGTAAAGGTGCGACTGGCAAGCAATCGGTGATTTGCTCGGTGTGTCCCGCCAACGCGCTTTTTACTTAGGTCAAAAAGCAATTTTAATAATGAGGAAAAAATGATAATCGAACTAGAGAAAATTCGTGTTGATGGTGGAACTCAGTCAAGAGTATCAATAAATCAAGAACTTGTAACGGAATATGCCAACGAAATTATGGAAGGTGAGATATTTCCAGCGATTACGGTTTTTAACGATGGAGCGTCAATTTGGTTAGCAGAAGGATTCCATCGGTACTTTGCCCACCAGAAGGCAATGGTGGACTCCATAGAAGCCGATGTAAAGATAGGTACTGTGAGAGATGCCATATTGTTTGCCGTAGGCTCTAACGCCACTCACGGGCTTCGCAGAACCAATGCGGACAAGACCAAAGCCATTACAATACTATTGAAAGACCCTGAATGGTCGGATTGGTCGGATAGGGAAATAGCTCGGCAGACCCAAGCCTCCAACCATTTAGTCGCCAAGATTCGTAAAGATTTAAGTGGGAATTCTCCCACCTCAAAAAGAAAACCTATATTAACCAAAGACATACCAGAGCCAACAAGTGAAATTGTGACACAGGTTTTGGCTGTGAATGATTTGGACAAAGAAACAATTGAAACCTTGCTCGAAGAAAATGACCGCCTAAAGTCACAGATCGCCATAGGTTTAATGCCCACAAACGATGAAGAAAAGCATTTGGCAGCGGCTTATGTTGACCAGTTGAGAGCCGAAATCAAATCTCTTAAAGCAGAGAACCGCGCTTTGAAAGAATCTCGTAACAGCTTCCAGACGGCTAACGCTGAATTGAAGAATCAAATCAAATACTTACAATCTCAATTAAGAAAGCTAGAGAAAGCGGTATGATAGAACTAAGACCAAGGCAGGTAGAATGTCTGGCAGAGTTACGTCAAAATTTTGCCAAAGGTATTCGTACCCAGATGCTATACGCTCCCACAGGCGCAGGAAAAACTGAGGTTGCCATAGCCATGATGGAAGCGTCCCACGCCAAAGGGAAACGATCTGCCATGCTCTTAGACCGTATAGTCTTATGTAACCAGACCTCCGAGCGGCTAGACAGGTATTCTATCCCGCATGGCGTATTGCAGTCGGGTCATTGGCGGCACAGACCTGACGAGAGGATACAGGTCTGTTCAGCGCAAACCATTGAAAAGAGAGATTCTTTTCCACAGTTAGACCTTTTAATTGTTGACGAGGCTCATTGTACGAGAAAGCAAACCGCTGCATTTATAGCTAACCGTCCTGATGTAAAAGTTGTGGGTCTTAGTGCTTCCCCGTTCACCAAAGGACTGGGTAATATCTACGAATCAATTGTTTCAACAATGACCACCGAGAATTTGGTGGATGAAAAATGGCTGTCCCCGCTCAAAGTATTTGTAGCGCAAGAAATAGACATGACGGGGGCTAAAAAGATTGCCGGAGAATGGAGCGAAAAAGATGTTACAGAAAGAGGAGTCAGAATATCGGGTGACATTGTGGCTGAATGGGTCAAGAAAACTCACGATATATATGGAGAGCCAAGAAAAACTATTGTGTTTTGTGCAGGAGTTGCCCACGGAGAAGATTTGTCAAATCGTTTCCGTGAAGCCGGATATAACTTTGTCAGCATTAGTTACAGAGACGATGACGAATACAAAGCTGAAGTCATGCACGAATTCTCAAAACCTGACACAGATATTAACGGACTTATAGCCACTGATATTTTGACTAAAGGTTTTGACCAACCTGATGTAATGATTGGGATTTCAGCAAGACCATTCTCAAAATCGCTGTCTTCCCATGTTCAACAAATGGGGCGCATTATGCGCGTCCATGAAGGTAAAAAATATGGTACTTGGATATGCCATTCTGGTAATTATCTTCGTTTTCGTGACGCTTGGGATTCCATCTATACCGATGGCGTTCACCAACTAGACCAACATTCCGACAAAGCGCAGCGAGAGCTGACCGAACATGAGAAGAAAGACGCTCAATGCCCAAAATGTCATCACCTATGGCCTAAAGGGTCGGATACCTGCCCTAATTGCGGTCATGTCATGGTACGAAGAAATTCGGTAGTAGAGGTGAGTGCGGAGATATTAGAACTGGATATGATGAAGTCCGCACCAAAAGACACCAAGCAGTTATGGTATTCCCAACTGCTTTATTATGGCCGTTCCAAAGGCTATAAAGAAGGATGGTGCGCCAACAAATATAGGGAAAAGTTCGGGGTATGGCCTAGAGGATTGTCAGAAACAGCCATTCCACCTAGCCATGAGGTTTTGGGATTTATCACACATTCAGCAATAAAATGGGCAAGGAGGAGGGCAGCGTGATTGAGTTTATGAACTTTGCACAGCAACATGGGTTGATTATGTCTTATCTGACGATAGGTAAGTTAATCAGAACCCCTACCGAAGACCATCCCCAAAAACGAAACGGGGCTTATCTGTTTACAGGGTCGTTTGGGTGGGTAAAGAATTGGGCTACCATGACGGAACCTTCTTTATGGTTTGGTGATGGCAAGGAGGATAAGCGTGAAATACAGAAAGCAATTAGAAAGTCGCAGGATGACCGGAAAAAACGGCAGTTACTGGCGGTTCGCAAAGCGCATGAGATGTTGGCGGGTTCTCGTCTTGAACAACACGCCTACCTTGACGGAAAAGGGTTCAAGGAACTTGCTTACAATGTCTTACGAAAAGAAGCCGAACAGCCTTTACTTCTCGTCCCCATGTACGTTGGAAATGGTTTAGTTGGATGCCAGACCATCACCATAGACGGTGACAAAAGGTTTATTTATGGGCAACGCTGTTCGGAGGCGGTATTTTCTTTAGGCTCTGGGCGTGACACATGGCTTGTGGAGGGATTTGCCACAGGACTAAGCCTCCAAGTATGTCTAAAGGCTTTGCGCGTCCCTTATCGCATCCTAGTGTGTTTTAGCGCAGGGAACATGAAGAACATGGGTGGGAGAATTCCCACTTGCACCGTTATGGCAGACAATGACTCGTCCAATACAGGTAAAAAAGTAGCCGTAGAATCAGGTCATAAATGGCTTATGCCACCTGAAAAAGGTATGGATTTCAATGATTTATGGAAAGAAATGGGTACTTTTAAGGCTTCCCAATGGATTTATAAGGAACTTGCCAAAAACGCCCATGCTTGATATTATTCTTTCACCGGTTGGACTACCGAAGATGAGCCTAATGCTCAGGTCCAAAACCCCATCGTTATCCCCTTTCGATGGGGTTTTTCTTTTAGGGGTTGCATTATGAAACGTGTTTTGATATAGTTTTTTTAAGCCATAGGGATGGAATCCTATGGGGCATAAATAAGCGGGGGTTGAGGAAAGCTCAATCCGGTTTTAATAGTCTTATTTCTGTTAAAACTGTCCAGCCGCTCACTATGCTAATCATTCCTAGCCCCGAGCGGTGTAAGCCTCTTGGGGCTTTTTTATTATGCAATCGTATAGTGGGGTCCATAACCCAGACCTAGCGGATCAGTTGTCAGGATTGCCGCGATAAACGTGATTAACCGGCTCCCGAAAGGAGAACCACCCGGGGCAAGGCGATAGACGGTGAGAACACCCGATGAGCCTTACCATTCTAGATAAACCACACCTGATGGGAAATCCCCCAAATCCCCGGGGGTGAGGTTTTACGCCCTTCGGTTGCAGAAGTGGACTATTAACTTTACCTCAGTCAATTGGGTTTTTATCCATGGTAATAATTTGGAGATCGAGCAATGAATTTATATAGCCTCTGGTTTGGCACTGGCAAAACACTAGTGTACGGTTTACGGGAAGATTTTTACAAAGGGGTAGATAAATACTCAATAGATGCTCCGTTTTATATGCCATCTGGCGAAATGAAAAAAGGCTTCCATGAAAAACTTATTTACTGTTCCGTGGTACGGAGAGAGGCGTAAATATATTAAGTCAACCCCCTTGACAAACTAATGGGAAAGAATAGAATGAACTCATGGAAAACAACGAGGAGTGCGAAAAATGTCAACAAAGAAGTTGGGAGCCACGGTCATCAATATACGACCTAAAGTGTCTGGAGTGCTGCATGAACTTATTGCTAACGGCACAAAAAGACCCAAGAATACAAGAGAGCCTGCTGAGAGCGATTTTATTATCCAAGATTTCCCCACCATGCCTAAGCAACAAGCTGAAAGAGATAGCTACAGGTGCTATCAATGGGGACAAATAATTTATGTGCCTCATTACACTAAATCGTGTTTTGTAGGACCCGGTTCTATTGAGTATGCGGAAACAGACCTTGTTGCCAGAGGATGTACCAGAATCAAACGACATCTGTGGGTAAGGTCTTTGATACCGCATAAACTTTAAGGAGGAATGTAATGGATTCTGTAACACATGATCTAAACCGCTATCTAAAACAGATGGACGAAGAAGATCGTTTTGATGCCGCAATAGAGAACATGGTTACAGACCTTATAAAAGAAGGTTACACGCATGATGAAGCCGAACATCACGCTCGCGGAGTATTGCAAAACGAGTGCCAAAATTGTTTTGGTCGCGGGTGCAGAAAATGCGAACCACCTGATAGAGATGATGATTTATGGGAGGGTGTATGAATAATTGCTGCAACGGTAATTGCAATCAAGGGCGCGATTGTCCGCATCTAGGCGACCAGTTTGTTATGGTGCTGGCAGTTGTGTGTTTTGTAATCTTTGTGATTGGAATAGCGTTGGGGGGAATAAAATGAACAATCCATATGAAAAGAAAAAACGCATATTCACGCCCGAAGTTATTGCAGAGTTAGCTGCGGCTAACAAAGTAGCGCGTGAAAAGAAATACCCGTTTCTCAAAGATTATGTTCCGGCTCCAGTGTTTGTGGATAACCTGCGAAGGATGAAATGAAAGTACAAAACTTTAACCAAAGACGAGGAATATGATGAAGTTAGCCGTAGGGGATAGTCAGCGGGAGAAAACCCTTCGCTTATTACAGTTTTATGGGAGGGTGGATAATGTTATGGCAAAGAGCAAGGGAATTTCACGCCTACCTGTTCAAATTGAAAGACTAAGAAGGCAGGGGTATCGGATAGAGTTTGTATCCGACCCCTCTAGGTATTACAGGTTAATGCCCGTAGATTACTTTTAAAGACTGAATTGTCAGCATATTCTGAATCAATCAAAAAACAGTGGTTTCAGAATACATAATGGGAACGATCATACCCAAAATATCATGCGGACATTAAGCCGATTATTCTCCGCTAAAAGCTGCTCTGTTCGGTCAGTTCCGCTCCCATACCCCTAATGTCATCTGGCGATCCACCTACGGGTATCCCATACTGGTTGAGGGTGGCCCCAAGCGCCTCTGCCTCTTGATCTGTAACCCCATCACCCTTAATGTCATTACAGGCTACCAGCGCGTCTGCTTTGGCTTTGGAAGAACCTTTGCGATAAAGAGCTATGCAGGTTTCATGCACTTTGATTGAACAGAACGCCCAGCGCATATTTATGATCTGCGAAACGTCTTTGTTGCCCCCAATCCACACTTTAGTGCAGACCTCTTGCAGCCCTTCGTCAGGGATGGCTTTGCCGATGGTGTCAGCATATACGGCTGTGCCGTATGCCAAAATGAACATAAATAAGGTTAGTTTTTTCACGAATACGCCTTGGCTAAGAACTTAAGGCTGACCATCATAATGTCAAAAAGTCCGTTCTGGACTTCGTGCAAAACAATGATCTGCCTGCGGGTGGTGTTGCCTTGATAACCTAGATATTCTTCTTTATGGGTGTAGCAGATACCGCAAAAGATGGCGGTTTGTTGGGTTTTTTTATGAATAGCAACATCACAAACTTGGACATGACCCATCACGGCAGATGCTTGACGTTCTCTGAGTAAGGCTGCGGCAGAACTTACGGGTCTACCCATCACGCCCGAAGTAAAAAAATGGCAATAACTAACCCCATCTAGGGTGATGGGTTTTAAAAAATCGTGAACGTCCCATCCGTAGTCCTGAATTCCCATGTCGCCATAGTCCAACTTTCCAAGCAGCTCAGGGTTTTCATCCACAAAACGCACGATTCGGTGTTCATGGTTGCCCATCGTAAAGTCTTTTTTGGGCAAATACTTCTCTTTAGCAGTGCGGTTAAAATCGTCTAAGGGCTTCAACAGGCGTTCCATACCCCTACGCCCTGCCTTAATGTCGTCAACGTATCTACGACCCTCAAAAGCCAATTTGCCCCTATCGTAAGAGGATAGAGAGGGCATATCCCAATGATCGCCAATGTGAATAATGTTGTCTGGTTTTTTGTCTACAATGAAATTGCCGATATGTTCGAGATGGTCTAAATTGACGTTAGGCTTGCATTGAGTATCGGGAATGATTAGGTGCATCTTACCAAGCCTTTGTTTGGTATAAATGCGCTCTTTAATCTTCTTAAACGTCGGTTCAAGACCTAAAATTGTGGCGCGTGTTACACGACCTTCTAAAGTCTTGCGTGGGATTTTAATGCCCCCGTTTTTAATGGCTTTATGAGGTGATCCGTATTCCTCAACGAGGTTAAGAGCTTCTATTAGTTCTTCACGCGGAGTTGACATTTTTGCGCCTTTTTAATGTCATCACATCAATCGGGCAACCAGTTCCACTATCAAAATTGGACGCAATCTCAACCGCTTCTTGGGGTGATGCGCCTTTAGCCATAGCTCCCATCGCATACGCGCTACCAGAACCGATGGCAAAATATTTATTTTTAATGGAATACCAAGATGATGTGCGGGTATCAAAAAGGAGTAAACCAGCGTGGGAAAGTTGGATAGCTTCAATTTCAGCCTTTTTTCCTACTTTATCCCCGCCTTCTAATACAAAATTGTAGAGTTTTAGAATTAACCCTAAGTCTCCGGCAGCACCAATGATTGACCCTGACGGTAATTCTCTTAGTTTGTTAAGTTCAAAATGGGCATTGTCTGCATCACACCGAGAGTCGGCTGCAATCTGCTTATGGGCAAAAGACGCTGCTATCGTGGTCATTTAAAATCAGCCATTAGTAAACCAATGTTTGCAAAAGCGTATCCTGTGAAAATAATAGCCATGCTTGGTTTGCCCTCAAAAAATGAACTTAAAGCAATCCCTCCATAAATGAGGGTAACAATAACTAATAGCGTGTTACTCATCTTAGCTTTCTTTGGTGAATATCACGCTGAATAAAAGCTATAGCGGTTTCAAGATGTTTAATAGCTTTTGCATCAGTGTTGTTAGCTGCTTCCCATAAATTTCCTATAGCCGCGCTAATGTAAAGCGGATACCATTCTTGAGTTGGGGCGTAGTAAGTTGGGGCAATTACTTGAGCGCCATCGCCTTTCCTCCATGCGGGTTTTTCTTTTATGTGGCATTTTTTATCGCTCATTCCCCGCACCCTGCAAGCAAGATTGATAATACAATCCAGCTTTTCATTATCTTTAAATCAAACCGCTGAAGGCGTTGGCATCGTGCTTGTAGCGTTTTTGATTGCTACAATGCCATTGATTAACGGGGTAACAATAGGCGCAATTTGATTAACCGCAATCCCGATGTTTCCAGCAACATTACTAGCTTGCTCTAAAGCACCCACTACCATTTGCAACTTAGCAGCACCTTGCCCAGATTGAGGGAACATGGCTTCTGCTGAGGCTACCAGTTTTTCCAACATGGGCAATACGTTAATAATGAATGTCATAATTGCTAAAAATTCAGTCATTTTAATCTCCTAATATTTGCACTTAAAACCGGCAACCCACGGTGGGATACCGCCATTTTCTTTTGATAAAGCATCTTCAACTGCCTTTGTATCGTTACTATCAACACCGTCAGGAATCGCTAGACTTGCCCACGGTTTACATTGTGTGGTGCAAGCCGTCAAAACCAAAAATAATATACCCCATTTCACTTAAACCCTTGAACCATTTGGGGTAATTCTTCCACTTGGGGTTTGATGGCTTGTGTTACTGAATCAGATACCTTAGCCGCCGCTAGGTCTGGGATAATTCCCACCTTGTCAGAGGTCATAGCATTTACCAAGTGGCTCTTAACAGTCAGCAAACCGATGACCCCGCCTGCAATTTGAGCGGCAGTCGCAGAGTCAATCTTAAACTCCGGATATTTCATGGCTATGACGCTGCCAATACTTGTAATGAGAAGAATCAGGACATTGGTTAATTGGTCAATATTCTTCCATGTAGCCGGGTTAGCAACACTCCTGCCTTCTTGTAACAAGTCCCAAAATAATCCTAATTTACTAAACATTGCTTACCTCCGTATTGAACAAAGACTGTTCGGCTAATCTGCGATTCAAAAGCCCCTGGTTCTTAACCCCGTCACAATGACACCATAAAGGAAACTGCTCGCTTGCGCCTTTGTAGTCACCTTTATTCAAAATATCCAATAAGGTGCTGGTTTTTAAGGCATTTTGTCCTAAGTTGTAGCAAAAATCAACCAACGCATCAAATTGGTTCTGGTTCAAAGTAACGGTCACAAAATCATTTATTGCTTGCTCGTAAGGTTGAATAACCAATGTTAAATAATAATCGCCTTGTTGCTCGCTCATACTGGCATCGCCCATTTTCACTTGAACCCCATTAGGGTAATGGGTAAACCCGTACCCAATAGTGGGTATTCCAGCTTGGTCAAGATAAGCCCCCGATCTAAAACCCTCAAAGTTTTTGATTAAGTTAAAGCAGTTTTGAGACGCGATCATTTCAAACCCTCGCACCATTTAATCCAGTTAGACGCGATACCATTTTGGGCATCTTCTAATTTAACGGTTCCATCACAAACTCGTTTATGGGATAGGTTTTCGCATACGTCTTTGATGTGGGCGTTATTATTTCCGCAGAAACTCTGTAACCATAAGTTCTTAATGTCATTACTGCCGCCAATTTCAAGACTTACCAAATGGTCGATTTCAAAACCTTCCTTACACTTACTGCGGTCATCACCTTTCATGCCGTATTCTTTATAAACCGCTTTCTTCTCGGATTCAGGTACATTTCTCACTAGATTGGTGGAAGTAGTACAAAGATCGTGCAGAGTGACGGTGCGCGTGTTTCCGGGTGTTAATTTGGGGTCAGGAAGCTCTCCTGCGTTGGCAATAGATACCATCACAGCTAGTAGGACTATAAAAGCAATTACCAGTAAAAGGTCTATATAAATGCCATGATTAAGATAGGTTCTCATTATCCTTTCCTATTTCTTTCATCCCACCGATCCGATTGATTGTCTATCCGAGCTAAAAGTTGGCTAAAGCCGTTTTCTATTTTGTCGTAAAGACGTTGCAAATCTTCCCTGTAATCATCTTTTCGCACATATTCTCCCGGTATTTCTTCGCGTAACTTAGCCAAGTCTTTCCGCAAGTCTTTAATTGCGTCCCATAGTTCCCGTGATACCCACCCAATGACTAACATGAGTAAACTTAAAGCGCCTTCCGCCAGATAATGCCAATCCATGATTAACTCCACGCGGCTTTTGGTTTTATGGGCCAGACAATATCTTCATCTGGAGGGTCTATTGCTATTCTTCTCAAACCTCTACGATAAGCAGAAAACTCAGCAAAGTTGCATAAAAATGGTGATATATTAACTTGTCTGATTGAAGGTAATTCTACCCAATCGGTTGCAGTCAAATGTTTAATAGCTTGCTGCTTGTTATATGCTGATTTGGCAAGGGCATCATAATCGGTCATGTTTTCTTTAACTCAGCTATTTCAGCGGTAAGTTCTTTTATAGCTCCGACAAGATAAGCAAACATATCATTCTGCCAGCCGATAGTCATTGTTTCATCAACTATAAATTCTGATTCTTCCTCAGTTGGTATGTGAGAAGTTACCGCATTGGGAAGTATTTTTTGCACATCTTGCGCTATAAATCCCACTGTAGGTTCGTTTTCTTTTACGATCTTCCAGTCGTAAGACACTGGATTAAGTGAATTGATTTTTTCGAGAGCGCCGACAAGTGGGGTAATATTTGTTTTTAGACGTGAATCTGAAATAGATCCCCATGAACCACCTCCGGTCTTAAGTGCTGTTCCATCACCGGCTAAAGAATAAGCATAAGCAGGTGAACCCCCGTTATTAAATGCAAGCACATAAGCTTGGTTTGCTAGTGCAGATCCGGTTGCTGAAAAGTAAAGTGAAGTATTTACATTTGATCCTATTGTAGAACTATAAAAGTTAATTGACGCAGTACCTAATGCTAACGAAGTAGTTGAGGTTGAAGTTCCGCCAATATAAGTTGAATTTTGAAAATAATTTGAACCAGTGTAAAGATAGTTCCCTGCAAGAGTGGTTCCTGATGTCCATGTTGTACCATTGGACACCATAATATTACCTGACGTAGAGGGTGCCAGACCTGCTACCGAACTCGTACCGTTTCCTATTAGTGCATAACCAGTAGTAAGTGAGGCGTTTCCAGTTCCTCCGTTAGCTACTGGCAGAGTGCCGGTAACTTGCGTGCTAAGGTTCACGCCGCTAAGGGTACCACCTAAAGTTAATGATCCTGCCGCAGTAACAGTACCAGTGAGAGTTATTCCGTTAACCGTACCAGTACCAGATACAGAGGTTACTGTCCCTGATGATCCAGGAGCCACCCAACTACTTGAAGTGCCGTTAGTTGTTAAAATATTTCCGCTATTTCCTGTTTGTGAGGGCAATAAGGCGTTAATAGCTCCAGATGCGGTAGATGCGCCCGTACCCCCATTGGAAATGTTAAGGATTCCGCCAAGAGCCAAAGTACCACTGGTAGTAATTGGTCCACCCGTTAAAGTAAGACCTGTTCCACCTCCAGAACCTGATACCGAAGTAACCGTTCCTCCCGCGCTTGAACTAGCGGTAAGGGTTCCACCTGAGAAACTTAACCCGCTGCCAACAGTTATGGCGCTGATTGCGGTTCCGTTACCTTGAAGAATTCCAATGGAGTTACATGAGATAGTGATATTGGGTGTTGTAGTTGATGTCGCAACAGACCCTGCAAACCCGTTTGCCGTGGCAACAGCAACTGAAGTTACAGTACCCGAACCTGCTCCCGGAGAGCCTGTAGCCCCCCTAACTCCAGAAATAGAAATAACCCATGACGCATAAGTACCAGACCCACCTATAACGGTTACATTAACGGTGAGAGAAGTCCCTGAATATGCCGTAATCTGACCGTAGAAATAATTGGAAGGCGTTGTAGAATAAGAAACTGTAACCCATTGCCCAACTACCCAAGCGATATTGGCTTGTGTCACAAAGGTAAAAGACCCCGTACCAATAGTCTGACTGGTAAGGCTTGTTCCTGATATAACAGGCGTAGAACCCGCAGGTCCTGCTGTACCCACTAACCCATCCCATGTTCCCAAAGTATTAAAAGCGGAGTCCATGAGGACAAATTTATAGCTGCTGGAATCAAACCAAATTTCATTCGGCGGACGACCTGCGGAATTCAAGATAATTGGATTGGCGTTTGCTACAGACAAAGATGAATCTGTCCAAGTCGAGTAAGGAGTAGTACCCCCTGCCAGATAGGTGTAAAGTAATCCGCCAGACAATACGGTTCCTTGGTTGCTGAAGGCTTGCCAACCGGCACCGAATGAAGGAGCTATATACGCTGTTGTCATTTAATGTTCTCCAAGACTACATCAGGAGTTACAAATCGCTCGTCTTTATGTTCTACAAAACACCACCATAAAAATTGATTATCCACTAAAACATCCCTATTTTTCAAGAGGTTAATATTTTCTGAATGTCCGAATATCAATGGATCAGATACAGACCATAATACTATACCCGGTTTACCTTCAAGCCATGCCAAGTGTTGAAAAAAGCTATCACAACCAATCCACGTTCTACATTCTTTAAGAAGCGCTTTAAGTTCTAAAATTGGCAAGTTTTTACGAAAGTCTGAAACCAATTGTT